AGCACTCACGGCTAAAATACAGGCATTGGAGTAACACATGGCAACCACAATCAATGCGGACACATCCACTGGTGGCGCGGTCGTTTCAGGAGACGGGTCTGGTGTACTAGCACTTCTGTCTGGTGGCACTACAGGCTTCACGCTTAACACGTCATTGGCTTTGGGTGTTGGCTCTGGTAACTCAACAGGCACGGCAGGTCAAATCTTGACTTCTGGTGGTTCAGGCGCACCTCCTACTTGGTCAACGCCTTCGGTTGGTGTAACAGCCATTGATCTTTTTTATTACGCAAACTTGTAAGGACACATCATGGCTACAGGACTTTTAGGTTCGGCAGACCTTGCCGCTAACACACTAACAACAATCTGCACACTGCCAGCGGGATCACAATCCTTCACGGTCAACGTGTGCAACCGCAATAATGCAAATGTAGCAATTCGCATAGCACCTTTGTCTACTTTGGCAACGCCTACAAATGCGGAGTATTTTGTGTATGACACCACACTTCCAGCGAATGGGGTTATGCAACTGTCTGGTCTAACATCAGGTAGTGCAAAGTTGGTGGTTGTGCGTTCTGACACAGCCAATGTTTCAGTCAATGTTTACGGAGTTTAATCATGGCATTTATTAACAATATAACCCCAGACTTGAGCCGATTTTCAATTGGCGAAATTGTTGACCTGTCGGGTGTTCCTGACTTTTACAACGCTGGTAGTAGCAAGTGGCTAAAGTCTGGCGTAGCAACAGCGTCTAGTAATTTAAGCACAACTACAAAGACAAATCTTGCGGCGGCTGGTACTGATGCGTCCCCAACAGTTTTAGCGCAAAGTGCTTTATCTTCCTCCTATAATTCTTTTGGGTTTTACGCAACGTATCCTATTGCAAGAATATCTGCAAGTAGTGTTTCAGTAGTACCTGCTTACTACAATGGCTCAACTGACGTTGGTGTTGGTGTTATTACATCCGCTGGTGTGCAAGCAGTAAGTACGGGTCAAACAAGTAATAGAACTAATAGCGCAAGTACTGGTACAAATGGAGTTGTCGCAAGCAACAACACAAAAATATTTAGTTATTGTTTTTCATCTGCGACTACGTTGAGTGTTAAATCTACTACCAACGGCACAACATGGACAACTGAAACAGTTACTGGAATTCCAACTTTTGCAACTACTAACGCTACAATTGCACACGCTTCACAAAGTCATCAAAGTGCCAACAACACTATAGCGGCAACGAATGGTTGGAAAAGAAACTCAACCGCTACTACACAATTTGCTGTGTTCTTTTGTGGTGCAAGATTTTTGTTGCTTGCCCCAGATGGAACAAATTTTGTGGCTTCTCTTTCAACTAATGGTTTTACCTTTGGCGGTGATAACACGACTGCTGTTCTTGGAAGTGCAGGGGCGGCCCCTCAAGCTGACGAGATACAATTTTATCGCAATGGCAACAGTTGTTTTTTAAATGTTGGTGGTGCGTATCGTTTTACAACGGATGGCGGTGTAACGTGGGCGGCAAGCACTTTTGCGGGGGCTCCTAACCCCAATAATTATATGATGCAGTACAACACAACAGACCCTGCAAAACTAATTATTACAAATGGAATCAGTACGACTGAAGCATATTACACGGCGGATTCTGGCGCAACGTGGTCAGCAAATAGACCATTACCCAGTAGCAATACTAATGGTGGTTTATATTATAAAGGCTCTACTGTTGTTACTTCTGATCAGAACAGTCTTTACAAAGTTTCAACAGACGATGGTGTTACGTATACAACGCCAACATTTCCAATTGGTGTCTTATCAACGTCACTAAGTTTTTTTGCTGATGCGAATAGATTTTATGCGGGTATATCCGGCCGATCACAAATATTAACGTCTTCAGATGCTATTACTTGGACACTTGTAACCTTGCCACAAAACTTTTCTATAACTGTCATTATTACGCAGGGTGGTACGGGAATTATTACATATGCAGGCGATTCCAATACAGTTGTACTACTTGGATATAATGGAAATACTGGTTATAACCAAGCTATTTATTCCCTAGATGGGGGTGTAACTTGGACAGGAAGTCAATATACAACTGGCAATACAGGCGGCAATTGGAATGTAGGAAATGCTTTTACAACTCCTGATGGTGGTGGTGTTGGTTTTGCTTATGGTTCGGCTGGTTTAACTTCTGCAAATTGTACTAATGTATTAAAAGCAGACATAACCGCTGGCGGTGCGTTTTACCGCACAGGCGTGACAGCTATTTCTCCAATACGAACTGGCGCACTTTCTTATGTAAGGGTAGGATAAATCATGTACTACAAATTTGAAATCTCTGGTCTGTACTGCGGAACTTCTGAAGAGAAGATTCCATACTCAACCGATGTTGCACCTCCTGATGAGAACATCACAGCCAAGTGGGTGTGGAACCATGTTAACTGGGTAGGCTTGCCTTTGGATTGGGAGTATGTTCAAGCAACTTACAACCCAACTCCAGTTGTTGAAACACCTGCTGAGACACCTGCGGAAACACCATCGGAGCCAACAGCATGAAGCTAAACATGGACATTGAAACAGTAAACCAAATTCTTGGTTACCTTGGAACACGCCCCTACCAAGAGGTGTACCAATTGATCCAAGCAATTCAAGAAGCAGTTAAGCCTCCAAAGGTAGATGATGGAACAAACGGAGACTAAACTTGCCGTGCATGAAGCCGTCTGCGCTGAACGCTACAACAGCATAGATCGCTCTTTGCGCGCTGGGGATAAGCGCATGACCAAGATTGAGTACCTCTTGTATGTGGTGATCTTGGCTGTGCTCTTGGGCCCCGGTGTTGCGGCGGAAGTCTTCAAAAAAATATTTGGGCTATAGCATGAGAGATTGGGTCGAAGCATTCATTGCGGCGACTCTTATGGTTGCCTTTGTCATTTATGGCACTTACATAATTGCATGGAGTTTAATGTAATGTTTGACATCTTATCTGGTGGTTTACTTGGCTCCATCTTTGGTGGGTTGTTCCGCCTTGCGCCAGAAGTGCTCAAGTTTTTTGATAAAGCCAATGAGCGGAAACACGAACTGCTGATGTTCTCCCGCCAGTGTGAACTGGAACAAATGCGCGGTCAGATGAAGTTAGCTGAGATTGGCGCACAGCGAGAAGCCGCTATTGACGTAGGCGTTATGGATGCCTTTAACAACGCCATAGTATCTCAAGCTGAGATGGCTAAAGCCTCTGGTGGTTGGGCGGCATCTTTATCCGCGTCTGTTCGCCCTGTAGTTTCGTACTGGGTGCTGTTTGTTTGGTCGTTTATCCACGTATGGTTTGCATGGAACGCATGGTTAGCTGGCGCCCCTGCCATAGAAGTGTTTAAAACCATGATGACACCAGACTTTTCAGCTTTACTTGCAGGCACAATAACTTTCTGGTTTTTAGATCGTACATTAGCCAAACGTGGGTTATGAACCTAGAACTAGCCGCCGCACTGTGTCGTCAGTTTGAGGGCTATCGGGCTAGGCCGTACCTATGTCCAGCCAACGTTGCCACGATAGGCTACGGGTCAACCTACTACGCTGATGGGCGTAAGGTAACCCTTGAGGACGCCTCGATGGACGAGCCAACGGCTAGGGCGCTTTTGATGTTTGAGTTGGAGCATACGTACCTGCCCGGCGTCCTACGGCACTGCCCCATCTTGGCAACCGATGAGCGTAAGTGCAACGGAGCCGTGGATTTTGTCTACAACCTCGGCGTTGGGCGTCTCCAAACCTCCACCCTTAAACGTAAAATTAACGCTCAGGACTGGGAAGGGGCTAAAGAACAGCTAATGCTTTGGAACAAAGGCGGCGGTAAGGTTCTGGCTGGCTTAACAAAGCGCCGAGCGGCTGAATGCGCCTTGTTTTAATTGAAAAGGCAGATTAAAATGCCACAACGAATTTAAGAGGTGAACGCATGGCGACTGCAAGTGTTATGACCTATGACAGCTTGGTCGAAAACATCCAATCTTATTTGGAGCGTACTGACACCGCCACGCTGGACAAGATCCCCTTGTTTATTATGCTTGCTGAGCAGGTTATTGCCTCTCAGATCAAGTTTTTGGGTAATCTGACGGTCAACACCAGCAACATGGTGATTGGGACTTCTACCATTGCCAAACCTGCTAGATGGCACAAAACGGTGTCTATGAACATCACAGTCGGTGGATCGCGCCAGCCCGTGCTCAATCGCAGGTATGAGTATTTGCGGGAGTATTGGCCCTCTCCCACCGCGACAGGCACTCCTGTTTACTACGCTGACTACGACTACTCTAATTGGCTTATAGCCCCTACGCCTGACCAAGCTTATGCGTTTGAGGTTCTGTACTACGAGCGCGTTCAGCCTTTAGACAGCTCCAACCAAACCAATTGGTTCACCATCTACGCACCCCAAGCGTTGCTTTACGGTTCCTTGCTTCAGGCTATGCCGTTCCTCAAGAATGACGAGCGCATCCCTATGTGGCAGGGTCAATACAAACTGATCATGGACACGCTTATGGCTGAGGATAAGTTGCGTCTTGCTGATCGCCAAGCGATTGCGAATGACTCATGAGTTACGTAAGCCCCTTCACTGGTGACGTAATCCAACCGACGGACGTCAGTTTCCGTGCGGTGACGCTGTCTGCTAACACGCAGTTAAACTGGCCCAGCAACAGCACGACAAACACCGACTTTGCCGCTCGCATCATGCAGGTGACTGCTACTGCTGGTAGCCTTAACTTGTTCATGCCCCCTGCTAACCAAACCTCGGTTGGTAATGACGCTTTAATCCGAAACATTGGTGCGAACACCTTTACGGTCAAGGACTACACAGGTGTTAACACAATTGTGTCTGTAGCCGCCGGCGAGTCCAAGTACATCTACATCACCACCAACGCAAACGCTCAGGGCACTTGGGGTGTGATTGCTTTTGGTGCTGGATCTTCTTCTGCTGACGCGGCTACTCTAGCTGGCTACGGCTTGGTTGCCAGCGGTGTTACGCTCAATCAAAGCCACCCAAGTTCTGCGATTACTACAGGAACTACCTTTGCGGTAACTGACAGAGCGCAGACTCGTGTGTGGTCTGGCGGATCTGGTGTGGCAACGCT